CGCTTCACTTCCACTAGATATGGACAATGACTTCTATCCTCGTGGAACTATTGTAAAGGCTAGCGTAGGACAGACACGCTTTAAGCCTAAGTCAGTATGGGTTTCGCTAGGCGACGGCACATACAAGCATTTAACAGGTAAGAAGGGTCTTATTGCTACCCACTCACGACTTGACGGATATGTCGATGTCGTGTTCTCTGCCTAATATATACCTAATAACCGAAAGGATACTATGTCATCACAAGATATTGTAATTAATCACGAACCTACTGGTCAATGGCGAGAAGGATACATTACACTTACAGATACCGAAGATGGCATAGTATCCTATGGTTTATTTAAGACCTTAGAAGAAGCCCAAGCGTGGGCTATACAATTACGGAACGCTACTATACAAGCAGTATGCGCACCCGTTCATAACAGAGGATAGATATGAAGAAGGGTGAAGCATCGTTTTGGAATTACTATACTGTCAATCGTGGCAGTAAAGAGAATAAAGATATACTAAGTAAGAATGGATTGTGTCGCAACAGCGATGACCCTGACCTATGGTTCTCTGATGAAGTAGAACAGGATAGGTCGGGCAGACCTTCTCTTAAAGAGAGTGAGATGTTAATTGCTAGAACTATACAAGCACTAAAGATATGTGATATGTGTAGTGTTAAAGACTTATGCTTAGAAGAAGGTATGCGTAAGGATAACTTAGAGCATGGAGTATGGGGCGGTGTTATGGCAGGTGAAAGAATGCTTGCTGCCGAATTGCCAATATTCGGCTTCGATAGAAGCAAGAAGATTACCTTTGCCAATAAGGTGAGGGATAGAATAAAGTTTGACGGAGAGGAAAGATATGAGAAACAAGTATAGAGTTATAGTATCAATCGCACTTGCTTTTGTGCTCGGCTTTGCTTCTGCGTTCCCTATAAAAGACGCAACCAATAAGTATCTAAAAGAAAATCAAGAGAAGAAGTGGACAGTAGAGGACAGTAAGTCCTACGCACTAGACCAACTACTTGATTGGCATTACAAAGAATACAAGTGCCTTGTAAAATTGTGGACTAAGGAAAGTAATTGGAGACCCGAAGCATACAATAAGATTAAAGTAATGGGTAAGAATGCTGGCGGTATTCCACAATTACTAGGCTTAGACCCTAACTTACCAGCAACAATTCAGATTGACAGAGGGCTTAAGTATATCTACCACAGATATGACACCCCTTGTAATGCTTGGAAGTTCTTTGAGAAGAAAGGTTATCACTAATGAAACCAAAGAGATACAAGAGTATCTATGATATGAAACCAAAGGATTACAATAATGCTATGGACATACGAGGTAATCCAACTTCGGTATGCCCATGCGGTTGTAATGTATGGTCGCTAAAGGTTAAGTTCGATAGCGATAGCGGAGATATAGAGATGTATTTCCTAGATATGGAGTGTGCTATGTGTGGCACAAGAGCAACAGCGCCGACACCAATCGACGCAGAGAGGATAGACTAATGAAGTTATCTAAGGTAAAGCAGTTCAAGATAGGCAGGTCTTACCTAAGTTTAGGTTATAACTTTAGGGGTATAGGTATAGGCTTCGGTCTAAGTAAATATACCTTCGACTTAGACTTGGTATTCTTTTGGATTAGTTGGGAGTTCTAATGATAAACGCAGAAGCAAGAGTATGGGTAGATGAAATGGCTACCTTCTTATGCGCTGACGCTTGGTCAGAAGATAGAGTAAGAGAACTTCTAATTAACATATGGCTCGACGGATATAATACTAAGCAGAAAGAAATTATAGATGCCGACATATGAGTATAGGTGTCTCGATGACAAGACACAATTAGTATTATCTCGTAATGTAGATGACAGAGATAATGTAGTTGACTGCCCACAATGCGGTAGGGAAATGCGTAGAGAATACAACGCAGTCCCAATCAAGTTTAATGGGACAGGCTTCTACTCGACAGGAGGATAAGTGGACACAGCAATTAAGATATTAGAAGAGGCAAACAAAATGCTCGCTGATATGTTTGGGATAGATGAAGAGGATGACAATGGTGCTGAAGTATCATAGCGATAGACACGACAAGGTTGTAGATACATTGATGGGCTTTGGCTTCAAGAAGTTAGAGTCATATCATTTAGCGCAGGAAATAATTGCTAGGTTGGACAGGTATGCTTCTGCTATGGACGCAGGACAACGGCAGTATAAAGAACTAATAGCAGTAAAAACTAAGAGTAAACCATATTGGAAAGGATAGCATGACAACATTTGAGACAATTAAATTCGAACTACAACTAGATGTCGATGTAGATTTTTCTAATGAAGATTTATATGGACTGCTTGATGGTAACTTCGATAACTTATTTAGTGACAGTGAAGGTAGTGTAACCATGTATAAATATACATTGCCTGAAAGAAGCAAGCAACATGGCTGAGCCTATGTGGTTAATGGGTGACGATGTTGCTTTAGGAATAGCAGATGAATGCGATGATTGTGGTGAGCAAGAACGCCATTGTGTGTGCGGTGAACCTGATAGAATGTGGGGCGATGATGAATAACAGACCACCTGGCATTACTGAACAAGATGAAGAAGATGAAATGCTGGCAAAGTTTTGGGCAGACTACGGCGAGAGCCTATGGGTTGACCCAATGGAACAGGAATGGATGTGGAATGAGAAGACTAACTGACTTGCTTATCTTCTTCGCCCCTATCATCATGCCACTCGTGTTCGTTGGCGGCGTGGTTAGTTTCTTCTACTTCGTCTACTTCGGACTTCTCTTTATCGGGTGAGTCTTCTTCAAGATATGGTCTGAACCCACCTATCTTATTTATTAATCTTTTAACTGCTCGCTTGTGTCTCATCCGAGCAGTATCCTCGCTAAACAATTCAAGGAAGTTCGCTATCTCTTTGAAGTCGAGAGATTCTGCGTGTCGCAAGAATAATAATTTTCTATCCTCTTTACTTAACTTGTAATACGCAGAGTCAATCTCAAACATCATTACATTTAAGTTACCGCCTTCGGCTGGTGCTTGTGGGCGATTAGTTCCACCTAGATTTAACTTGTGACTTACACCATACTCACCACGCAATACTCCTGGTAAGATAGCCTCAACAATTACTGGTTCATAGTAATGTAAGTCAGCAACATCATAGCCAACTGACTTGGCTTTCCAACGCTGACAATAATCTAATGCTTGATTTCTAAGTGAACGATAGATTAAGTTCTTAGCATCTTTCTCACCTATCGCTTCCCATTCATCAAGTTTATTTGGATGCTCAACGAACCATTGATACAGTGATTGTTTAATGTCTTCCATCTCTACCATAGTAAACTTCTTATGGTATTCAGAGGCGACAGCGACCACTACATAGTCCCACTTCTCAATGCGTTGCCAATCCATATTAAATTATTTCCAAACCTTTCCATCAAATACAAATGACCCGTCCATATTTACTGGAACGAGATGTGGTATAACTTTATTTCCATCTACATACAAGACACCAAAGCCCTTGTGCCATGTGAATAGCCCACCCTTTACATACTTAGCGAACTTAAAGTCCATTAAGCAGCCGACTTCCATACCCCATAAAGTCTTTGGATGACCACCGAAGTATGACTGTGTATAATGTGTGAGACCCATGCGGTGCGTATGACCACAGACTACTGACATACCAGCACGCTTGGCTAATCCAAGAGCGGTAGCACCAGCAGTAGGCTGGACATTGCCCTCATCACCATGTAAAAGTAGCCAATTTGGGGCTAATTCATAGGGTTTTTCGTGGTATTTGATACCCAAATCATCAAGTTTTAAGAAGTTTTTTAACTCTAATTCAGGTAAACCTGCGAGTCCAGGCGCTCTCATCTTAATAGTATTAAACAATCTGTCCGTATGATTACTACGAATCATATGTTTAATCTTTAATGATTCTAATACACGATATGTTTCATCTCTATCTTTACCGATAGACTTCTCGTGTTCTAAGTCAGTACCCTTACTCCATTTTGATATCGTCTGCATATCCATTTCATCTCCAACCGATACAACTTCATCGGGCTTATAAGATTTAATGAAACGGGAAAGGACAGAGACTGCCTTCCTATCATGGTAAGGCACCTGCAAATCTGACACGCAGACTATAACTTTCATTTACTTATCCCATTTATCTCTCAGAACTAGCAGTCCAATGATTGCATAGTTAGCCATATCCTTGAAGGAATCTTCAAGTGATTCGTGCTCTGGATTTTTATTGTTATCAACTAAGTTATTTATCCGTGCTAGTTTGTCATGCATTCTAACACGAAGACCATTGATTGCACCGCCAGGTGCGTCAGCAATATTGCGTGGACCATAGTCCCTATGCTTTGATAGCAATAGTTTTTCTAGTTCTCTGAATGCTTTATCTACATCTCTTTCAAAAGCGGAACTGATATCTTCACTTCTAGTTCCGATTGGTTTAGAGTTATGTCCGTTATCTTGAACCCTTGGTTTATTAAGTGTTGTATGATTTGCCATTCGTCACTCCCCTCTTTCAAGTAGTTTTTTAAGTTCTTCATCTAAGTCCGTCATCTGTGTGTCAACTATCATATCTTCGATTATACCTGCCACTACATTAGGTTGTGTCTCTGCCGTAAACAATGTCATATAGGTAGACTCTGCTATTCCCTTAATGTTCTCAGGGCTATCAGCGTATCTGTATATACATCTAAGCAAAGAACCAATCATTAGTCTATACCCATTTGGTAGCACCAATGCTGGGTCAAACTCTTCGTCATCTTCTAACAGATGGTCGGTTGCATCAAAAGCATTTTCAAAGTGTTCACCACATTCAGGACATGGTGGAATCTTTTTCCTAGTCATTTACCCCTACCTTTTGAAGGAAGTATTGTGAACCTTCTTGGACGAACATAGAGTTCACATCTTGCCCATCAGGTAGTTGTATAATAGTAATTGGTAACTCTCTTGCTAGTGATGTAGCAAATTCTTTTCCTGGTTGGTCTCCATCAGCGAAGACAAACACTCTCTCAAAGTCAGCAAGCAATCTAGTGTAATGCTTCTTCCAACTGTTAGCACCAGGCACGCCAACACATGGTATACCCACTAGTGATGACATAGTAATTGTATCTATCTCACCCTCACATATACCAATGTAATCTCCTGCTTTTTCTATATCTAAAACATTATACATCTTGGTATCTGAGCCAGTCATTCCCATGTACTTAGGTTCAACAGCAGGATTAAGAGAGCGAAAACGCAAATCGACAACGCCACTCTTGGTAATATACGGTATGGATAGTCGTCCTGTGAATGCTTCATGTCCAACCTCAGGCTCCGCGACCACGCCTAATCGTGCCAACCGTGCTGCTTCCATTGTTATACCGCGATTTTTTAGGTAGGCTTCTGCCTGATAAATGTTTGCCGCGTACTTCTGAGTTGCTTGTCCCAGCAATTCTTTCTGCGATTCCTTTTGCTTCACGGATGTCTACCCTTTCTTGTTGCGCAACGATTTGTAACGAATTGCCCTGGACTCCACAAGCAAAGCAGATGAAAATATTCTCATCAAGATTCGCACTCCCACTTTGGTGCGTGTCACCATGAAAAGGACACTTGAGATTGACCTGCCCATGACCTTGACGTACATTTGCTCCATAGTGGATAAGTATTTCTCTAATGCTCGGTAAGTCATTCACAGTTCCTCTCAATCCATTGCTCCAAATTCTCTACTACCCAGGCTTTATCTATACCAGCCATGCGTCTTTTAATTATAACATACCTAGGTGGGATTTCATCTAAGCCTCTAGCCTTGGCATAGTTCTCTGCTTCGACTGTGGCTTCTGCCCAGAACTTAGGTAAGTCAATCTTCTTTGTTGCTTTTAATTCAAAGATATAAGTTTGTCCAGCAACCATAGCAACTATGTCGCCTTCATCTTTAGCACCTGCTTTAGTTAAGCGTTCAGCAAATACTTTCTTAGACCTTAACCATTTCATTACACTAGTCTCAAAGGTAGCGCCTTTACGCTTGCCATATGAACTCATTCGCATTCCGTACAGTAATTTGATGTCCTAATATGTGGTATATACATTACAAAATTTCTACCACAATGAAAACAATTAATAGATGTCCAATCAGTTGTGTTGTCAACAAAATAAAATGGATTTCTAATCCTAAGTTTTTTACTCACGCCAGTCCACCTTAGGATACTTAGCAAAGTTAATGAAGAAGAATAAGAAGTCAAGTCTAGTAACCCAAGCAGTAACTGTTGCCACTTCTTCTTCCGCCCATTCTATAATAGGATATCTTTCAAACCCTATACCAAAACAATACCTAGTATTTAACGAAACAGTTACTGTATATCTTCCAATATCTTTTTGCATTAGTGATTCTCTGGGATATCGTCAACGAACATATACTCAGGGTTAAAGGCAATCCATGTCATGAGGCCTCCTCCTGCGTCTGCTTTTCCGTATCTGTTTTTAACTGGCGCGACACCCATTGAGGTCCCAACAACTCCGAGAGTGCAGATGAGAGCAGGTAGTTGTGCAACCTTGCCCTGAATAGCACTTCGCGGTTGACACGGAGAACCTGTAACTGCTTCACTAGTATGATGAAGCACAACAACAGCAGCATTAGTTGCACGAGCAAGATACTTTAACTCCTTCATGATGGCTCGCATAGAAGCGAACTCTTCACCACCATCGGTGGCTACGTCCATTAAATTATCTACTACAATTAGAACTGGTGGGCAACCCCATAGTTCCTCAAATGCCTGCACTTCTTCATCAATATCTTGAAGCGTTGGTGCAGATTCAAATGACCAAACAATATGATTACTCTTTGAGAGAGTAGCCTTAGTCCAACCTACATCAGATGATAACATTCCTTCTACATCTGACTGACTCTTACCCGAAATCATAGACGCTAATCGCATAGCCATCGTATGAGCGTTAGTATCTGCCGATATATACAACGTCGGCACTTTCATTTTAAGTGCTAATGCTAATGCTAAAGTTGATTTACCCACACCTGGCGCTGCTGCGAACATCGAAACTTCGGAACGACGGACAATGATTTTATTGGAATCGAACGCCTTAAAGCAGGAAGGTAAAGGTTCCCCTCCAATACTGGCACGACCAACTGAGCGGACAAGTGTACGCATCCTGGTTCCTTTCTATCTTGAAAGAAGAGTCGCAACCAAAATGCAACTGGTGTAATTCGGCTACGACTCTTCCTCATTATTTAATTGTTAGTTAACTGGTTTGCATTGGTCAGGTGTGCCTTGTGGCGAAGGACACGCCCAGAATGCATAAGGCTTTCCACTTGCTTTGCTAATTCCTTCTCGCCAGATACGAGCACCATGCTTACATACTGGTGCTGCTGTACCTGATGCTGGCAACACCTGGGTTGGAGGCGAGGAGACTAAGGGCTTTGTGCCGATAGTGGAACTCGTGGTCGATAAAGGGGCTAGTGTGTAAGCACCTACTACCTTCTGTTGCACAGAGGAGATTTGTGTAGAGTAATCGCCAATGCCTTCTAACAGCACAGACAATTCATCTGCCGTGTTTGCACGGATGTTTATCATATCACCTGTTGGTGTCTTGTAGGAAACTTGTAGTTTCCAGTCTTCATTTGCCATGTTTCTCATTTCTTAGAAGAGAACTGACAATACTCTGTCAGTCCACATCTATTGCAGTTGTTTGTATTTGGTATAAAAATTCCAGCCTTACGTGCTTTGTCAAATCGACTAACAAGATACTCTAACTTCTCATCTGTGTATCCAGTTAAATCTATGAGTGGAGTAGTTCCTTCTTGTCTTGCCATCCAGTAGGCTCCGTACTTAACATCTACCCCTAGAACTTGTTTAAGTCCTAGGCGGTAGAAGCCAAGTTGTAGCGTGCTGAAAGGGGTTTGCTGTGAAGTCTTTAGGTCAACCACGACTAATTCACCATCAACTTCAAAGACTCTATCGATAACCATCTTAACAGGTATATCGGCAAAGGTAGGTGTCAAACCCAATTCAACGGCAGGTGCGCCTTCTGGTGTGTGCCAAATTTTCCAGTTGTGATTAGCAATACGCCAATCGATATATGATTGAACCCATTCAGGTCCAGTCTTTTGCCAAAAATCTACGTTCTCTTTATTAGGGAATGCTTTGGTAACACGACCACCAACCCTAGCGAAGGTTAAATCTTTACCATCTGATTCCTTTGCCCATGCTTTATCCCAGTAGTTCTGTGCTAGTAACATTATAGGTTCTCCAAATCCCAAGCCTCAGTTGCTGAGTGAAAGGCGGAGCCACCCACAGACCACACCGAAGGTTCTTCGGGTAGTTGAAGTAATCGACCTAGGTAATACTGATACCCACAGTCAATGAATGTTGTAAACGCTGAGTATGATATATGCTCAGGTAATGTGTATCCTTGCAGTTCAATTGCCATAAGTATATTATATATCAATCAAGTAAATCTGTCAACTATAAAATATACTTGACATCTATCTTTGTTAGGTGTATAATTAAATACATAAGATAATATATATAAGACCCCTCTGGGGTCTATTATAATATATATATAATATATACAATAGGATATAATGAGTAAACTATCTGACTTTGATTTAGACTTATCTGTAGGACAGGCTGGTGAAAGACTGGTCGAAGGGTTACTGACTGGTAACAAAACAATAGAAGTCAAGACTGATTTAAAGTGGAAGAACACAAACAACATCTATATAGAAACCGAGTGTTGGTCTCACAATAACCAGTCTTGGTATGCCTCAGGTCTATCTGCAACGAAGGCTGAATACTGGGCATTTGTATTAGAGGGTGTGGTACTTATTGTACCTACCTCAGTATTGCGCAGAGCGGTTGAGTTGTATGGGGAAGAGATAACCTGTGACATAGAACCAAACCCAAGCAAAGGATATCTTGTACAACCAGGATATGTGCTCTGGGTCACAAAAGAGTTATCTAAGTAGCGAGGGGAAGGCTACCTAGAAAACACAAAAGACCCCCCTTCCAAAGGTAATCACCTAAGGTTGGGGGGTTTCGTGTCTCTAAGGGGCGTTTAAAGCCCGATTAGGGGTATATAATTAGTTGCTTCCGCGCCCGAATTCTGTGGCAGATGGGTCTAACCACTTAAGAACTGGTCCTGCAAGACCTGCTAATGCTGCTGCACCTAATTGCTTAGGGTCAGTAATTCCACTCAGATACAGTGCGACTACCGCCGCTGCTGCTGCTCGGAACCAAGTTAGTGCTACTTGCTTGAACTGTGGGTTCATTTATTGCTCCTTTATTTTGTCTTGCTATGCACCTTGCAACAGGTACAAATCAGGGGTTTTGCTATTGGGTAAGCCTTCTTTGCTGGGATTGGTGTAATAGATGCAACCAGTGCTGACAAGGGATTAGGTTGATTCATCCACCAGAACCAAGGGCTAGTGTCATTAGACTTATTAGCATTGATAGAAATATGAAGATGTTTAGTATGAGGGTTGCTGCCAGTATAAAGACGATTGCCAGACTTAGCCTTATCACGGGACCATATTTTTTTATTGAAGATAAGATAGGAAACCCTTTCGTCTTCTTTTAATTTTTCAAATATCTCGGCGCAGTCTATGCCATTCTTTGGGTCATGGGTGAGGTCTACTGCTAGCCCAGTATTGTGGTCCGAAGTTGGACTCGCTTTGAGGTGAGCAGCAGATGGCAGAAGACCATCGCTTGCTTTCTTCCTCATTGGTCTTAACGCCGTCGCTTGGCGCAGCACAGCAATTGCAGCAGGCGTGGCTCTCTTGACAACAGTTTTCATTCTTTACCTTTTCCTTATCCATACTTGCCATCCCTTACGGATTATATCAATATCATCTTTATGTTTGTTTAGCCAAGCATCTATTGCTGGCTTAGGGTTCTTATCTGTACCGTCTGGGTGGTCCCACTCATAGTCATCAAACGCTATGATACCCTTTGGCTTTAACAAATTCCAGGATAAATCAGCATCTAATGTTACCGATTCAGGTAGGTGGTCACCATCAATATAGATAAAATCATACTTGAGTTCTCTGTGGTTCTTTAACCAGTCACCACTAAATGCTTTATGTGCTTGAACTTTCTTGCCATAAGAAGCAGTCTGTTCCTTGTAGGCTTCCTGTATATCATCCCAGTCATAGATTGATTCATGCTGTAGGTTACCACACCAAGGGTCTATGTCTACCAGTAATGATGATGGGTCAGTAAGTATATTCTCTAGTAGCCAAGCAGATGCGTTGCCAGTAAAGACACCTATCTGTAGGAACTTAAGATTCTTCTTACCTTTAAACTCTGCTAGTCCTGATTCAAAGTCAGCAACTGTAGCATTATTGTAGAACCATTTAGGAAATTTGTCCGCTTTTGTCCCCATTGTCCCTATCTTCCTATTAGTTGTTTAACTAGGTCGGTTAGTAACTCAACCTTCTCGTCCAATTGATTGACCTTATCCCTTAAACTGGACCCTCCATTGGGTTTAAGTTCATTAAGATAATGTTTAACCATCCATCTAATAGATGTCGCTAGTGCTCCTATTAAAGTGGTTACGGCTACGGCTAGTCCAGCCCAATCAGTTGGTGTCATCATGATTCCCTATACGGTTCTAATGGTTACTTCAAGGATACCACCGAAGCCACTGAAGCCTCTGTCTGGTGGAGTTCCACGAGTAAACGATACTTGTTCAATTACAATCTGGCGAGATTCACCAGTTGTGAAGTCTTGTAGTGTGACTACATCTCCACTCTTTTCTATATTTTCAAGTGCTTGAATTCTAGCAAATGCTCTTCCTTCGTATCCAACTTGAACATTATATCTATCTGTTTCGACATCAAAGCAGTACAGTGGGAACTGCATGATTTGCTGACGAGGCGTAGCGATAGTAGCCTTTGCTTGGTATCCCTTAAATGTAGGACCCAAAGATGTGGTTGTAGCATCTCGTCCAAAGATAAACTTATATGCTACATATTCTTGCGCTGTCTCAGGCTGAGATGTTGTTACCTCAACTGCTGGGACGGTAGGACTATAGGTAATAATTTCATACTCAGTATTGTTTCTATCTATAATATCCAAAGCAAGACTGCCATAGGAGAAGTCACCACGAGCAAGTAAACGTTTAAAATTCTTAGGCTCTAGTGTGCCGTATCTAATATAGCCAGTTGTAATAGAGCCAGTAGTTGCAAGTACGGAAGTTGATTGAATAGCAATGCCATTACTACCAGATGTAGTAAATGCTATCTGCTCTGAGTTACCTAAAAAATTTACGGTAGTAGCATAACCAGTAGCACCATTTAGGTAGGTATCTTTAGCGTATGCAAATCTTAATGTTTCTATTTCGTTACTTAAATCAATTCTATATAGTCCAGCATAACCATTGATAGAACCAGTTACATAAACAAATCTATCTCTAAATGCAAAATCTAATCCTGTATTGGCTGCTTCAATAATTAATGGACCGTAAGTTAAATCACCATTAGTATCTGATATAGTAGCAACACGGACACCTTTATTTGTGCCAATTAATAGATAACCTAAATAAGATTCAATCTTATGTGGATACTCACCGTTAGGTAATTGGGCTGCAATAATACCTTGTGTAAGAGTTGGCATAACGCCAGTAGTACTTAAAGTAAACTTATAAATAGCACCGCTAGTGCCAGCATAACCAGCAACATAAATAGCAGAACCGCCCTCTGATATGGATGTCCAGGTCCAATCAGCATTTGGGTGAGTGTATGCAGCAGTAGGTAAAGCATAAGTGCTACCTTTAGCATTAGTTAATTCATAAACAGATGCACCAATACAGGCAACAAGACGTTGCTTAACCCAGCCAAGTACTACTTTCTCACTACCAGTATTATAATAACGAGAGTATCCTGCAGCAGGTGTAGCAATAGGACCTGTATAGATATGGTCATTGTCTGCTATAAATAAGTTAACACCATCTGTTGCAATATCAAGGATTGCAGTATCTAAAGGTGTTCCTATACTAGTTACATGTGTATAAGCAACTGCAGTACCAGCAGATGTGTAATTATTAATAGTCGTACTTGCTGGAATCCAGCCAAGCAGTTTATCTGTAGAACCATCTACAATAGATAAAGATTTATATATACCGCTAGTTACACCGCTAAGGTTGGCTGTCTCCTTAAGTAGAGTTACTTGTCCCTTAGTCCAAACATCTACATTGTCACTATCTGTAAATCTGTGTGCTACAGTTTCACCAGCAGATGGGTCATAGAACTTAATACTTGCTCCGCCATGAAAGGAAGACTGAGAACGAATCCACCAACCAGTAAGTGATTGCTCACCTGGTTCTGAACCATTATCAAATTGGTCTTTACGAAATGGTGCTGTCTGTCGACGGTAAGGTCGAGCATCTGATATGGCATAGAAAAATGGTAGGCCACCAACAGCAATGTCATACGCCTCTGCATTGTTCTGCCATGTAGCAGAAGACGATACAATACCTAAGTCAACCGCAATCGCTCTACTAGAACGACCTTCGGTAATATCACGACCAGCCACGTTACTCCTTAATTACTCGATTGGTTTTTTGAGTTCCAATATAAAGCGTATAAATCCATATCCCATGCAGTTGTTTTCATGTGCTTTGCAATAGCACCTGTATGTGCATACAATGGGATTTCTGCTGCAGAACATTTGCGGAAGAACGATATGTCTTCGCCGATGAATTCTTCGCCAACACTGTTGTCCTCAGCAAACATGAAATGTTTGTCGCCATACATAGCACGAAGTTTTTCTACTACACTTTTATGTATAAGCACTAGTCCCATACCAGCACAGTCAATTTTAATTACAGAATCTTTAGGTAGTGGGTGATGATACTTGACTGTATGCTTATCAACATTATCAAATATTACTGGCATTGGTATAGGCAAAGAGCCATCTGAATCTTTAGCAATAAAGTATATTCCAGAGACCATAGGTTTATCTTTAGAATCTGCCGTATCATATAGTTTATTCCAGATGTCTGCCGTTAATACAACATCTGAATCAACCCACAATAACCAGTCAGTTTTAATGTTATCGTACCATGTGTCTAGAAGAACCTGACGCTGTCTAGCAATCTGGTTTCCTTTAACCCTAATGCTATTGTTTATTAATTTTTGACTGCTAAGTCCATAGAATATTGCGGACATCAAACCTTCAGTAAATGCACCATCAGTTATTCCGTTGTCACACCAACCAATTGATACTGTTTCATTTTTTTTAATCATATAGTCCCCCTTATGTTTAATTAGTTGAGCCGTTTAAACACATGCTCAGGTGTACAGATTATTATTCTGTTTCTGCTATTTTAATCCACTCTTTATTTGGTTCAGACCATTTCCACACATAACCTTCGATTGCATCTGGTTTAACAACAGGTGCTTCCCAACGATAAGTTGTGTAATTTAATTTCCAAGATGGATATGGTTGTGGTGCAATAAATACATCAAAGTCTGGGTCATATTTATACCCAATTGCTGCAAAGTTTGCACGGATGTTATTGTTGTAAGATGTTCTTTTACAAGTTAATCCTTTAAACCAAGGGCGAGAAGCATAGAATTGTTCCCAAGCAATGGTTGTTCCACCGACTTGTGTATTATCTAAATCGGTTTGAATTATGTTTTCATCAACTCCAGTAATTACTTGAACTACTATGTTGTTTGAATCAATAAGTGCGTAGTGTGCCATTATGCAAAACTCACATTTCCACTGCCAGCAGTAATAGTTGAAATTTTAAATCCACCACTAGGTGAACTTGTTGAACCAGTCAGTCCAGCACCAATAGTTATTGTTCTGGTATCTGGATATTTTAAAATTACAATACCTGAGCCACCAGAACAATAAC